CACAGGCCATAAAAATGGCACCCATTTTAGCATATAGTTTAGTAGTAGCTTCATCCTTTGCTTCATCTCTAGCAGCTTGCAATTTAAGTCGATCTACTTTTTCTTCTAGTTTATCAAATCGTTCTCTGGTATCATCGCATAGCTGTTCAACTCGTTTTCTGGACTGTTCGGCGTAATATTCTTGTTTATTTGCAATTGTATCTAGTTGTCTCTGCATGGTCATACAAGCTTCTTCTGTGGGCATGATAAATTATCCTCTATCTATCTATCTCAGCCTTAATTAATGAAATACTCAAGGTAATTTGATACGCAGTCTTAGATGCCCATAACGTAGGTAATAGATCGCGCACGCTTGCTTTATATTCTGGTAATTTCTGTAGTATTAGATGCTGTATCCGAGTCTTTTCAGTAACATTATTAGACATATAGGCGATATAGTAAAAATCTAATTCGTTAGCTAACGCAAAGTCTGGTTGCTCTTGCACATAAGAAAGTAGCATCGGTATTTTCTGTAGAACAGTCGGACCTGCGTATTGTAGGATTGAGACTATGACTACAGGAATAGCGACGCTACTCATTGTTAAATCTTCCTACGAATTGCGATGAATAGAGGAATACCGGCTTCCTCTAATAGACTATTTATATCTACAATGATGTTTTGCCCATCTTGCGAGTGCAGCCATTGAGATAGTTGCTGAAAAAACGACGGCCCGTTGCCGCCGCTTTTCAGGTGCAAGTCACTAGCTGTTTTAAGCAGTGTCCCGCCAATTTGAAGCCACTTCACTTAAGCAGCTTTCACGGGCGCGGGCGTCGGCGCGGGAGCCAATAGAGCGGCCTTTGCGGCCGCAATATCCGCTGTAGCTTGCTTTGTCGCCGTATAAGCCGTCACCGCTAATAGCGCGGGATTAGCACCAGAATTAGACGCCGCTGCATAAGCATTTAGAGCAGTTGAAGCCGCAGTAACAGACGCCGCCGCGATAGCAATACCGGGATTGCTCATTAGCCCAACCGAGCTAGCGATATACACTAATTCTTGAGCGCCAGCGCTAAGGGCAGGCGCTTCAGCGACAACCCATTTATTAATCTTTTCAAGGTCCGCAATAGCAACCTTAATATCATTCTTAACTCTAATAGCAATCGCGACAACATCGGCCTCGATAACTTTAGGCTGAAACCATGTAAGAGGATTAGCACTCATTATAGTCTCCTTTTTAGTATTTAGGTTATTTAGTAGGAAGAACAGGCGGATTAGCGACAGTATCCTGTGCCACACTACCACCTGTAACGTCCCAATCCTTAGCAAATAGTCCAATAATACCCGCAATTAAGGTGCCCACATGAGCACTAAATAGTTCCTGCTTCCAGCTAACACCGCTAGCAAGATCAGCTAAAATAGCAGAGCCAGACTGCAAGATAGCAGTAAGGCCAAAAGTAGTAGTAACCGGACTACTGATAATATTCGACATATTTATCTCCTTTAGTTACAATTTGTTGAATGCGCAGCACAACGGACCACCGCACATCCTGTTAGCGTAAAGCCAATGCCTAGTGGTATTCCTAATAGAGTAGTGTATATCACTACATAAGTTAGAAATGCCTTAATTTCTCCTTTAGTCCACATTAGCTTACTCCTAGTGCTCTCTTACATTTAAGTAAGTAAGCATATCTCATACTTAACCCGTTATAACCGCCATTAACGGCTTTAGTGCAAGCTTTGTAATCATCAGCATCGGCATGATTATTAATGTGATGATCACGCCAGTATATTGCACCAATAAGAGCCCAAGTCGGAAACGTAAGGGCTAGATCAGGATGATTTTCAAGATCAATACCAAGCTCTTTACCCACAACTCGAAAGTTGTAGCGGCCTGTCATCTCAATGTCACCCGCCCCCTTGTAGCGCGGCCCGTCGCCGGGGCGCACATTACCAAGATCGTGGCGATTTTCATAGACCCTGCCGCTCGCAATCTCGCGCCACGCGGTAAATCCGGCGCTTTCCTCGGCACATTGCGCCAGAAAATGCGCCTGCCGCCGCGTAGTTGTCAAATCAGCCTTAGTAATAACAGCAGGCATAGAATCAGCCATGCCGGAGATAATAGCCGCGTTACCATGTGGGCATATGGTTTGTAGAACTTTTTTCCAGTCAGCCATTAAGATTCCTCTTATTGAATAGGTGCTATATTGGTATTAGCTGCATTGGTAGCAGCATCAATTGCTTTCTTTCTATACCAATTTGTAGCATTGTTAATATGCTGCGTAATTGTTTTTTTAGCAATAGCATCAGCAATATCCTGAGCTGTTACCGGATTATATGTAACCGATTGATCAGCCGGAAGTAAAGCAGTAGCTTTTGCATTACTAGGTGTTATCGGAATTGCTACACCATTTGGTAGCAAAGTTGCTGTAGCCCACGCTGTTAACTGCTGCATTCCAGTATGGCTAATTCTGATAGGGGAACTAGTCGTTACTACAGGCGGTGATTGTGAGTTATCGACAAACGTAATTGTAATCGTATCACTTACTACAGGCGCGGCTGTTTGTCCGATAGCTATAGTAGTGCCAAGGATGAATAGCGTTATTACAGTAAGATAGTGTTTCATTATTTTCTCCTATTAATCATAAAGCCAGTTAGCCCCATTACAGAATACTTTTTGCATGGTAGCTCCACCTGCCGGTATTGTTACTACTTGATGAAAGGTTGGCGAGGCAACACCGTCATTAATAGTCGCAGTAGAACCGGCATTACCCGTTACAGATGGTAAGGCAGTACTCGCTACAGGGGTATAGTCTACTTCTGCCGAATTTATTTCGGTAAATCCAAAACCAGCATTGATTAATGTGCTACCCTTTATGTTTCCTATGCCTTCAAGCGGACTAGCTATCATACCAATACCAAGTGATTTACTTATCCCAAGTGGTGCTGTTGGGTCAGTATCAAAAGGATCAAATTGATCACCACAAGTCCCACTACCACTAGTTTGATATATACCTATAAATGTTGAATAATTAGCATCATAACAGTTGACTACAATATTGGTAAAAGCTGTAGAGTTTTCAGTTCCCTCGTGCGTTTCACCGACATAAGTACTACCAACACTTCCTTCTTCCATTACATCGTATCGTAAACCAGTATTATAAAATCCTCCTACAGAGAGAGATGAACCAGTGTTGTTTCCACCAACCCATCGACCGATTATTGAAATTTCGTTACCAAAATTGTAGTCACGACTATTATCGCAGTTAATGCCTCCGCCACTAGCGCAAGACATTTGCATACCAGTAGGCCAACCAAAAGTATAAATATTATGGCTTTGGCCGGATGCGCGACGTTTAAATGCAGCCGGTATCATCCATGCCTTACTGGTTCCACTAGCGGTAGCAAGTATTCCGCCATCCATAGGAATAGAACGCATTACAAGTGATTGCGCGCCCACAGTTCCCGTCGCCGTGTAGACAGTAGAGCCGTAGGGAAATGCAGCGTTCCACATTAAATCGCCGGACTTCCATAAATAGTTACCGCCTGTAACAGTTACGCTAGCACTACCAAGAGTTGTTACTACAGTTGTCGATAGCGCGGCTGGAAGTCGAAATAAATATGCACTACCATAGTATGGTGTTGCGGTAATAGTAAACGGTGATGCTAGTGTAATTGTATCAACACCATTAGTCGCAGAAATATAAGCACCGGGAGCAGTTTCTAGTGGTGGATCAAGTGTATACCCTTGAATCATTATAACGCCGTCGCCTACGCCAAAAAACGGAACAGGCATATTAGTTTGAGCGATGGACCCTATGCCGCTAATAATAGTATTACCTGCCGCAATTGGGCCACCTGTAGCAAATACACCGAGCGAATGTAGACCACAACCCTCCATATTGGATGTAGCCGAACCTACGTCTTGAATAACACCATCAATACCAGCCGCGAAAATTAAATGCACATTGTCCGCGCGATAACCGCCGCCGCCACAGTTAATATTTAAACCGGCAATAGTTAAATCGAAGGAAGAAGAAAAGTAATACTCTACGAAATTTGTAGTTGTTGGTGAATTTAACGAGTAAGTTCCGACTGGATTTGTTGCTAACCATGTTGCAAATGCTGAAGCATTATCTGTTCCGCCAGATATAAAAATACCACGTAAATCTTCTGATGGATACGTAAGTGAGATTGCAACATTATTACCGAGCCCTAAGAGGGTGCCCGTAGTTGTTGTGCCGCCATAAGGAGTAGCTAGTGATGTGTAATTACCACTTTGCCACACTAGTTGATATGAATAGTTAGCATCGGCTTGAAATGCTACCACTCCATAAGCATCAGCGGTAGTTGGATTTGGTATAGGTGATCCTGTTACGCGATCATAAATTGATGCTTTAGTTGCAGTACCATTAAGATACACGGTAACAGATGCACCGGGTAAAAGTATAAAAGATGTGCCACTAATTGCAGGCTGTTGAAACTGATATTGCTGTAAGGCGCAATATGCAGGAGAATACGTAAAAATAAGCATGAACATAGCAATAAGTAATTGCATATGCCACTTAACAAAAGTAGTCATTATATAGCCCCTATTATGCAGCGGTGATATAAGTAACTGTAACCCTGACTGATCCTGCCGTAAAGCTTCCGCCTACCGGAGTTAGCACTATTCCCGAAGTAACGGTCCATAGTGACCATGCTGTATCAAAACTAATTGCACTACCTAGTGTTATATTACAATTACCTAGAGCGCCACCTGTGCCGCCCGGCGTGCCATCTGAGTTATACTGAGGATCAACATTAAAAGATGTTGTGCCTGTAATAGCTACCATTACTTCAACGGCAATAGTCGTTACCCAAGCGCCTACTGGTATCACTGCCGGGGTAGTAACAGATGCACCCGTCATAGTAACAGTCTGAATATTATTACCTAGCTGATTTGATCCATTATAACCACTACCACTAATCGTATAACCATACGGAAGGCATGTTGATATATCTTGAACAGTACTACCATAGATATTAAAGCTTTGGAATTTAAAATATACCGTCGCACCAATTGTTTGAGGAAATAATGGAATAACAATGACATTATCTAAGTCTGTAAAAATAGTTCCTGTTGTGTGTAAAGCTGGCGTCGATCCATAACACCCACGCTGAATACCAGTTAAGTCATACATACCCGTACTTGTTAAAGTTGCCGTACTAAACGAAATAATCTCACTACCAATCAAACATACATTTACTAAGCCTGACTGCGCATTAATAGCTGTCGTTGACGTTAAAACTGTACCCGTTTCTGCCATATTTACAGATAATACATCAGTCGTATCATAGCCTACATTAGATGCATAATCTGCCGTTAATGTGCCTTGCCCTATCGGGGCATTTATACTTCCAATTTGACTATAAGTAGTGCCGCCGTCAAATGAAACCCATACATTGCATCCGCCCCAATTAGGATCAGGAACACCGGCTACACCGCCCGATGCACCAAATGCAATTGTAGGAGTACCATTAGTAAGTAAGATTGGCGGTTCCCATACAAAATATGTATCTATCGGAGCAGGTGTCGCTCCCGAATTAATAGCTGATCCAGTCGAACCAGTAGAAATATTAGGTGCAGGAGTTGACACACCTATAGTTAAATCTTCAGCGGTAATGTTTAGTGTGCCGTCAGGTTGCTCGGCTATTTCAGTTATCCTAACAGTCTTATTTGCTAATCCTAAGTTAGCATCATTAATTGTTACTATATCCATAGGATCAAGTAGACAGTAAGTCCACGGTAAAGTAAACTCATAAGTCGTTCTAATGTATAACCCGCGCTGTAGTATTATTTGCGCAACAGTAGCCGCGATATTAATATCACAAATCTCATGCAATGTAATTGTGGGCGCTACTCGTAGTCCTATGCCAGACTGAATAGCAGATAAATCACGTGCAAACACAGGAACAGCTTGGTATTGCGGTTGCCCTTGCGGTTGTGGTAGCGTACCGCCGCCAGATGATAAACCCCTCGTAGCGATAGTTTCCATTATTGATAAAGTCGCATCCATTTGCTGCACTACAAGCGCTGCATTAACATTAACTCCCGCACGATTAAGAACCTCTACACATTGAACAGTATATAATGATAAAGGATCAACTCTAGTTACATAAATAGGATCTTCACCATCATGATGCACAAAACTATCATCTGTAAGATTATATACAGGTGTAATAGGTGGCACCCACACAACGCCATTACCTTCGATAGTCGTATCCCCGTATGGGATAAAACGTAATAAGCCACCCGAACGAACAGCACCTACATTTAGTATTTGGCACCATCTAGTTAGAATACTTGAAGCCGACTCTATTTGCGTCAAGACAGGCGAAAAAGCCAGGCCAAGCGCCCAACAGTAATTTTGTACACTAGATGATCCTGTTCCATTAAATAACCATCCGCCATCAATTAAGCCGGCTTCATAGCCTATACCATACTGAGGATTAGTTAAAAAGTCATAAATAACCGAAGCAGGGTCAGCATCCATGCCGTTCCAACCACTCGCATAAAATACACCACACACTTCAAATGTAAGTGTTCCGATGCTCGCGCTACTACCTAAGTTAAAACCCGCGCCAGTTAAATACGCTGTTCCTGAGTATGATAAATTGTAACCGACTCCCGATGAAGGCACAGGTAAATAGCCCCACGGTAGTTGTGTTTGTGTTCCTGAAATTAAACCTAAGCCATAATTATTAGCATTTAAAGCAAAACCATTGGGATTAGGTGATGTATTTGAAAATAAGCTAGTTGCCTGTCCACTCCAAACTTGCCCGATAGTAAGAATTTCACCTTCACATAATCCTAATAATATATCAGCGCTATAATTCCAACCAACTATCTGATATGTAACGCTACTAGTACTGCTACTTCCAAATATACCACCTTTACCCCCTGATTGTCTCTGCGCAGAGTATACAGGTGTTGCTTTAAAATTATTATAGTATATAACATTCGATCCTAACTTATTCATACCATAAACAATAGGAATAGGTAATGTATTAGTTGCAGTTTGTAACTGCAATCCAGTATACATAGGTAGAACAGCAGCGGACGCTTGCGATTGCGTTGACGATCTTAATAAGCCACTCATTTAACAAGACTCCCAATTTTCGCTGTAGCAAACCTATCCATAAGTTCCGTATTAGTTGAAATAGTTTCCTCAATTACAAACTCATATCTTAAAAAAGCATGAATAACAGTTAATGGCTTAGTATTTGTCACAATCGCGCCGTGCGAATAACAGCGCCCATATTTAAATAGCACCATATCCCCCAATTGTGGGGATTCTACTATAATCGCTCTTTTAAGCATGGTTTCTAAGAACCATTCTTCACTTCTGTGTAACATCCAGTCGTGCGTATAAGGTCTAGGGTCAAATGGTTCAACTAGCCCTAGAGCGGTATAAACGCTTACAAGAAGCATTCCGCAGTCAACACCCACACCCTTAACAGCAGCCATATGATGATATGGTGTTCTAGCCCAAGATCGTGCTTCAGCTACAATATCTTCTCGTATAGTCATTACTGTGCCCATTGCGGAGGGGGAACGTAAGGGAATCCTTTAAAGTTTTGCAGATTATTAAAAACCGATAGACAAGTAGCCGCTGAGTGATCGCAACCTAAGTAAACGTAAAAAGTATCGCCTATTATGGGCACTTCAGGTAATGGAAATGCTAAGGTTATGTCACTACCTACATTGACATTTTTAATAGTTCCTTGTACACCAGCATTGGGTCCGCTTATGTAGGATATATAACCGCCAACTTGATTTATCGCTGCGTAAGGTGTAACTAGGTTTGATGGTGTTGAACCTATGCCTACAGTTGCAGTAATTTGAAAATTAGTAGCAATCATAGTACAACCCGCGTCATACAATACGTGATTACACGTCGCACTCCATGTATTACGCGGCATGTTATTGTTTAATACAACCATACTATCAGCAACGGTGACTTTAGCGGAAAAACGCCCACATTCGTCAATACGTAAAAAGCGCCCATAAAATAGCGTTACACCGTCAATAATAGTGCCACCAACATGATCAGAGAAAAATACTCTATCGCGTTCGATTACACATAGGTCAAAAGCACCATTCGCTAATGCGGACATAAACGGTGCACCATTAACAGTAACAGTTGGTAGTGCAGCTATTGTTATTTCTTGTTGATCGACATTAAATCCAATAGTAGAATTATATTTAAGACCTGAAATTATTGGACCGCTTGATGAAAAAACAACACCGCCCCAATTTATGTCTACATCCGCGCTAGTATAATAAAGAGTTGTACCATTAAATAGAGTAAGTGTGTAACACTCTGCAAAATACAGTAATACATCTGGATCATTTTGAGCAGCAAATAAGTAGTTTGATAAGGCTGTAGACACTGTTTTCATGACTGTCTCACGCTTAAGAACTTTAACGATGCATTTTCCCATCGGCCATCTGCAAACTGCGCAAATTCTACAGTATCGGTTTCAAAGCGACATACATAAGCATATGTATAGTCAATAGTTATAAGAATACCGTTAGGCGGTGGTACGCTAAATATAATTGTATTAGGTTGCTGCAATGCCCATGATGACGTTAATTGTAATACGCTATTTAAGTATACCGCTGAAACATTGAGCACCCAACCCGCTGGTTCTACGTAATTGACAAATTGCCGCATAATCGTAAAACTAGTAGTAGCACCATTACCCACAGCAACAGGTTGCCCGATAGCTAATGTATCAATGGGATCGGCATATAAAAACGCAATGGCTTGGCCGCCGCAGCGATCATAGAAATCTGTAAGAATTTGAAGTGAATGTGCTGTCCCTCCGGGAAACCTCGTATCAGAGCATAATACATCATAACTTAGTTCAAACATATAGCGTTTATAGCGCCAGTTTTGACCGCGAACCTCGCGGCCAGATGTAGATGTAATAAGCCTAGTGCCTTGCCATACTGATGTTTTCTTAGGAAACTTTTGCCCACCTAACACAGGAAATTGAATAGGTGCAACTACAGGCGTAACTATCGGCGTAGTTGGTGTTAGTAGCGTGCTATATATTAATAGCATTAGTAATACCCCCCGTAATAAGTATGTAAATTATTCATAACGGGGCTAAACCTTTCATACCTAAATGCGCGCCTTGTTTAACAGCCTGTGACATAGCTTTCATTACAGTTTTATTATTGCTACTTAAAAATCGCGATAAGCTGCGCGCGTCCATAGTATTAATATTGAATGAAGCGCTAGCATTAACATTTCCGCCTTGTCCACCTTTACCAGATGCGGCACCCGTTAGCATACTACGAAATGCACCGGCTTCGGCGGCAGGCATGACCAGTTCGCCTTTATGCACCATCGCGGGCGTATCGCCGGGCAGGTTCCACGCGCCTATGTCGAAGCCTATCATGCTCGCCATGCCCGCGACACCCGCCGCAATGCTCGCGCCTATACCGAGCGCGGCAGGACCGGCCACAGGGGCGACTTCCGCCGCCGCGCCAGCGCCCGCGACCGCCGCATCGGTTGTAATGGCCTTGACCGCGTTCGCGGCGGCGAGCGCGGCCATTGTCGCTTGCGACGCGGCCCAATCGGCAACCATTTTCATGCCAGCATTAAGCATCATGCTAACAAGTTCTTTTGCTAGTGACTGGAATAAATTTCTAAGTTTGCTCGTTCCCTCAAGCATTCCCATAATAGAACTAGATAAGTTACTACCAATTTGTTCAAAGGTTGACTTAAAATCACTAGCTATTTTTTTATTTGCTTCGACATTTATTTTTGTTATACTACTAGTATACGTTGCAGTAGCAACCTCCATCTTGCGCAAGTTGGCGTCGTATTGCTTAGTTCCTTCAATTTCTAATGCAGCTAAATCTTGGTAATAATCTTGTTCAAGATCATATCTTTTAATTGCAGCAGCTTTTGCTATTTCAACTTTCTTTTCGTCAGCATTAAAGGAACCATCAACAGCAGCTAAATCTATTTCTTTCTGATCAGCTATTTCCTTTATACCAATCTGATACCTTTCAGTAGCAGCCGCTTTGTCATCTTCTAATTCAGCCGCTAAACTTGCTCTATGGGCAGCTTCTATTTTACCCTGAGCGCGAATTTCATCCGCAGGGTCAACCGCATTTTCTTTTTCATGAGTAGCTATTGCAACACTAGCAGCTTCTTTTTCTTTAGGTGTCTGTGCCGCTTCTAATTTTAACTCTAATTTAGCTTTTGCAGCATCTAATTGTTTTTTATCTACAATAGCCTGTGCATCATTCATTTCTTTCTCAAGACCAAAAATTACATTCATCATCTCCATTTTTTTAGTCTGAGTAAGAACTGAATTACCTTCAGCGTCTTTCAATTTTTCAGCGGCGTCTAGGTCATCTTCCGCAGCTTGATGCTCTTTTTGTTTTTGCTGCACTAATGTCTTAGCGGCCTCAAGACCCTCTTGATTAAGTCTGATTGTTTCCTTTAAATCTTCATTCTTTTGTTTTTGTAAATTGGTTCCACCAGCCTCTTTTGCACGTAAGTCAATAACTTGTGTACCAACTTCCTTAACGGCCTCTCGCATATCCTGTGTTACATTTTTAGAATTAGCTATGGCCGCATTAAGTGTATTCCATTTCCCTACTGCACTATCTAACTGATTAGTCAGTGGATTAACAGCGTTAACTATCCCCCTAGCGCTATTTGTTATTTCATCAAATCCATTCGCCATTTCACGAGTTTTAAGCGCTAGCGCATTAAGAGACGCTACTTGTGTAGTTAATTCAGTTTTAGCTGCTTGTAACTTAGCAACATCATCATTTAAGAACCAGTTATAGATTTTACCATATGTACCTAAATCTTCATTAGATTTAACTAATCTATCTAATTCGCGCGACATTTCCGCGCCGGTTTCAGCTTGCTTCGCGGCAACGGCTTGTAGTATAACCGAACGCATCGCGTTTAGGTCATTTGCGCGTTTATCTATATCAAATTGCTTAAGTAATTCAGCACTTACGTTTTTTAAACCAGTTAAAAATTCTTCACCCTTACCTATAGGGTTAGACATTGCATCCGATAACGCAATAGAAAGTGCTTCGGCACCTTCCTTAGTATTAGTCATTTTAGTAGTTATATCAATTAATGCTTCATTTAATTGAACTGTACTATTTGGTAATGATGCAAACCGCGCCTCAATAGTAGCCGCAGCTTCATTTGTCATATGCGGAATACTAGTTAACTGCGCTGCTAATTTTTCGATTGCTAAATTAGCGGACCCAAATTTACTACCTGAAATAGAGTCTGTAAATTTGTCCATAGCGCCGGCGCTAGCAATTGCTAATGCAGCGCTCTTTACGAGTCCAGTACTATATATATCTTGCGCACGCCAAGCTTCTTCAACTTTTAACGCTAATCTACCAAAAGAGGCAATTAATCCATCATTACTTGCACGAACAAGATTATCCATTGATGCGACATACGCAACACTCTCGGCGTATTTAATCCACGCACCGACACCTTGCCCCAATAGTATGTCAATACCACCAAGTGACTCTCTAAATTTACTTAAAATCCATAATGCTGAGTCGCCTATAGTAGTCGCAGTTAATTTAATCGCTGTGCCTGCCGTAGTAACTGCCGCACTTATACCAGTAACAGCTATACTTGCAACACTTATTGCAAATCCCCAATCGGCATACGACTTTAAACCAGCAGCAGAATCAGCGGCTATTTTAGTATTTTCTGAAAGCTGCTTTAGTGTATCAGTTAATTTATTAAGTTCTGTGCCTGCAATAGCCGTATTATTTTTTGTATTAGTAGTAAAATTCGCAATCTGATTACTAGCCGTCGCAGCAGCGCGCGCGATACCAGAAGCATCGCCGCCAAATTTAATATCAAAATTATTGTCAGTCAAGGCGTATCATCCTTATATTGCCATACCGGGCATGTTCATTAACTGTTTTGATACCGCCTCTAAATTCATTCCCTTGAATAACGCCGTTAAATCTTCTTTTGTAGTATTATTACTTACTGGTGCGTGTATTTGTTTAGCTGTAGTTTCAGTCGGCTTATAGGCACCAGCCCATACTGCTATAGTTTTTACTATTACATCAAGTGGAGGATTATCTTTCCAGTAGTCAAAAAGCAAATTAACGTCGAACATAGTCATATCATCAATTTGCTCATATGTGCGACCATAAGCAAGTAGTCGCCCATATATGCGGCCCCATTCTATAGGGCCGCTACTGTTTCCCCCGGCGCGGCTTCCGCCAAGCCTCCTTGAACAAGAATAATACGAAACGCTTTATTAATATCCGCAGGCGTCATTTCAAGATCGTCAACAGCGACTTCATGATAATCACGTCCAAGCGCAATCTTAATAACTTTTATTGCTTCCTCAATCATGATAGTAGTAGTAACTTTATTATCTTTATTTAACTCATTAATTTCATCCGTAATCGGAAGAATTGCCTGAAGCTGCCTTAGTGTTAGTGGATTAATAGTAAATTCACTACTACCAAGTGTAATTTTCTTACTCTCAGGACGCATAATAGTCTCCTTTCGTTTTGTCGTAAGGGCTCGCAGCTATACCCACAGATGTTAGCTAATCTCAGGGAATACGAACTTTCCAAGCTGACCGGCAGCGTTAGTAAACATGGAAAAGTCAAACTCAGGCATAGTAAAGTCCTCAAGCTTTGAAGCCATCGAAAGTTTAGAAGCCTGACATTGATAGTAGCGTGCCACAAAAGCCTTATTACTACGTGACGTAAAGTAGTCAAGTTGGAATGTGGGCGCATAACCAAGCAACTGATTATTAATCAGCAAGGATTGACCGGCAGTAGTTGTGGAGCTATAGTTAATAGTGACGCTCGCCGCAGCGTCAGTAGAGAAAAACGTATATTGAACCATACTAAGTGTGCTGCCCGCGGTTCCGCCACTAGTCCACGTGCCTGTAGCAGTTGTTGTACCCGTAAATGTTCCCGCAGCCGACGTTGTGACGGTATACGTAGCGTTAAGCGTGCTAGGCGACGCACCTGTAACCGTAACAACTGTACCAACCGGATATATTGGCATATTAGTAGCGGTAATCGTACCGACACCGGCTACAACCACGCCAGCAGTAAGCGACCATGTACCGGGATCAGTAACGCTAGCCGCAATATACTGGCCAGCAGCCGTAAGCGCCGTAACTTTAGTTAGCGGGAGGTTGCTAGTCGTATACACCATACCAAGGTCAGCGTCAAAGCCAGCAACATTACCATAAAACTTATATGGCGTAGTCGGCACGGTATGAACTTCGCCAGTATTCCAAACAATACCGCCGGGCGTAAAGCTATCGCCAAAAAACGTATTATTCCATGCAATACCAGAAAGCACCGCCGCCTTGATCTTGCCGGTAACTTTAATAGTTCCGCGCGCTGCATCAAGTGGCAACTGATTTTGCCCGTATAGTTCTTTGATACTACCGGAAAACTCAGGCGTAAATTCCTGCGCATACCCGATATTAACCGGAGTCTGATTAGGAATATCAGTACGAGTAACGATGATGATACCTGGGCCGAATGCGTCCAAAGGAGTAGTCATTTTATTTATCTCCGTAAGAGTATATTTATTTACTTACTATGTAGTTGTAATCTTGATAGGATAAATAATAAGCCCATCACCATCTATATCGCCGGGGTCTTTTAGCACAGGGCCGTCAACTCGGCAATGTGAAACCAAGCCACCTAATGTTTGACGCTGTTCGCCGGGACCGGGAGCTATTGCAGCGTCTAATGCGTCTAGTATTATATTAAGTATTATACTTGGCGTAGTACCTTGGTCTTTAGAGTCAATATACACGAAAACATCAATCATAATTGTTACATAGGCCGGCACATTCTCAGACTTGTACACCTGTTGTTCATGATGCTCTGTCATGCACATATACGGGCGACTTGATGCTGCAACATCTGCCCATAATTGTAAACGCCGACTTGTAGTTACCCATGTGCTACTGCCATTAATAGGACTGCTAAATACAGCCGCTTGTAGTTTAGTAAATAATGCGGTCATTATTGCTTCGCGTGAATTAATCACTCTCGCACCGCCTGTCTAACTGCTTGTTCCATTTGCGTAGCTATCTCAACTCGCATATCAGCTAAGGCCGATCTTAAGTAGCTACGCATTGGAATAACAGACCCCGGATGATTAACACGTTTCGCAAATACGTCTTTACCGCCCATCATAAAATGCAAGGCTTTTGCTTTTGTAGGTAAAATCTCATGTGCAGCCGTCTTACCACCAAATTCATGAATAGCTGCATACTTTACATCACCGGCTGAGTAAACACGCCCAGTAATATTAACACCATTATCGACTACCTCGGATGTAATCGAACGGCGCAATGCACCGCTTTGAACCTTTAAAACTTGACCAGATAATTTATCATTTTTAACATGCGCTTCTAATTTTAAAGTTAATGCTGTAATCTTATTTTTTAATGCCTTACGTACTTCTGTGGGCATATTAGCAAATCGTTTCTGTAGAGCTTCATCACCGACTATTTCAATACTAAGCATTTAGTTAGCCCCGCCTACATGCGCTAAACCTGCACCAATTGAATAGCTTTCGCTAAATGTACCATTATCAAATTGTTGCTGATGAATTTCAAGCGTAGTTGGGTTAAATCCGGCAGGAATATTATCACCTTCAATTTCCATTAACCACTCACTACCGAAATTCATTATATTGCCACAAGTAAGTGTAATCTTAGTTGCGCCAAGTTTGCGCGCTATCTCAACGCCCTGTAAATAAAACTGTGGTTCAAGTTGAATAACTCTAGTTGCCATATTACACCTAATTCGCTATAATACGTGTGAGACTACGTAAAGTTTCCTTCACGAATAGCGGCATATTCTGATTTATGTAAGCTACGGTTTCTTGACCGCCAAGTGACTTACTTGACTGACCAATGTGCTCACGTTGCTTATATCTATCAGCAATCCACTCGATTGCACATTGTTCTAAGTCTGAGGGTATATAACCGTAAGATAGTAACACCGCCGCGCCTGCATCAGCGACAGAGAATGTATATTGTCCATTAACTACACTATACTGCCCTACAGATAATGCCGTTGACGGGGAATAAGGGACCGCTGTAAGTGCTATATTTGTACTTTCATAAACTACGGCTACATCGGACGCCCATGTTCCGTAAGCCGTTTGATACTGTAATTGATAGGATGGATTATTCGGAACGGTTTGCGCTTCAGCCGATACGAGGTAGCCCGCGAGATAGGTCACGACGATGTTTTCAACGCCCTTGGCGAAGCAATAGCCCCCGCGAAGGTGTATGGCTTGCATCGCGCCGGGCGGATCGTCGTCGCCTTCCTCAAGCACATAGCCGGCTGTCATGGAAACCCCCGGCCCCCATTGCGGAGATGGCGGAATTACGTTTCCATTAATTGAAACAGCCGATACATTATTTACCGGCCAATTCCTAAGTAGTAACTTTGTTTTACCCATACCATCATAGGCTTCAGTTACAACTCTAGGAAGAAAGAATGTTCTATTAGTATAGTTGTAAATAGCACGGCTGATCTGTGTTATCAATGTCGAAAGTAAATTATCATCATTGCTAGTTGAAATGTTCAACCAAGCTTTGACAGATGCAAGACTAACAAGATCACCCGTTGCCATTTACGTTATCCTTAAGCGACTGTAGCAGGTGCAGGCGTAATAGACTGATAAGCCTTAATTTGCGCTTCAATCGCCATTCTTTGTGTAAGAATAGTCGCCTGAAGGTCAGCAAGTGCAGCATCATCAGCCTGAAGCGCTGCAAGTGTTGTAGTGGCCGCATCAGTATAAGACTTAACCGTAGAGATAACTTCTGCCTTTAGTGTCGCAACATTGTCTGTAAACGCCATGATTAGTCTCCTTAATCGCGCCAAGTGATAGCTTTAACTGCCCACATTTGCGCGGTTTGTGCCTCGGTAATTGCGACAGAAAACATGCGCTTTACTTCAGGAATTGTAGCAGCATTACGCATATTATTCATTGTATCAATGATAGTAGCAAACTGTTCTTTGATTAATCTAACATCCTGGTCACCGGACGGATTAAAAGTTAAGCCAACAGCTTTCTGACCGTAAGTAAGTTTGGCGACAGGGTCACTATCCATTTCCATTTCAGAAATCATAATACGCTCCCTTACTTCCAGTCAGTAGAATTAGTAGCAGCAGTTTCACCCTTAAAAGCTTCCAAAGCCTTGCCAAAGGTTCCCCAAACTTTATCTGCAACTTCCGGCGGAAGTTCTGCAATTTTATAAAGCTGATCATCGGTCATCTTTTCAGCAGTCTCACGCGCATACTTAATAAAGCGTGTAATTAATGCCGAACGATTACCGGCCAGCACTTTAGCATCACCTTCGAGTCGCTCAAAGCCATGTGAACGTAATTCGTTAGCAATATTTTCAGGAACGTCAACAATTCCATCTTTGCCAATTTTAATTTCCATACCATTAACAGAGAAACTAGTAGTTCCTTTAGGCGCAACAATCTTAACCATAACACTACTCTCCTTTATTTGTTGTTGGGGGATACTAGCTGCATAGTATCCCCCGTGTCGCGTTAGAAGCGAAAGGAGTAAATTCTCCTAACGCAACTAGTTAACTAGCTATAAAGCTAGTATTAGGCGTATTCGATATAACCTGTGATATGTCCAGATTGAGTAACACCAGACAATCCCGTAACGATGATAAATAGTCCATTGGCTAATGTCATACCAGTAGTTGAAGTACGCGACGTATTTGCTTTTGCTGGAATTAATAATTTAAGTAACGGGGTATCAACATTTAATACAGGTGTAGTAGCTTTATCGTAAAAGTAAATTAGCATACTATTTGTATCACTACTAGCAATATCATAACCAAATAAAGTACCGGCGGAAGTTTTAACTTGTACAGCCGTCGGCCCAATTGCATCGAATGTTACGACGGAATTAGTCATGTTAATCCCCTAATAAGAAGTAAAATGGGGGAGCATTCACTCCCCCATAATGATTAACCGTTAGCGATGTTAGTAATAACACCCATCGCAGGCGGGAAGTAATGCTGCAACACTTCGTCAGCATAAACACCATACTCATAGCGACGGGCGCGCAACGGCCATTCGATCTGATAGTAGTCCTGACGTGTGCGAACCTGACGGACGTTACCCACACCAGACAGCGGGTATGGAATAGTCTTAGAGTCGAACAGGATCGTGCCAGCAGGCATATTCGGATGCACTCTAATATCGAGTGTAGCCGCGCCAGCCATAGAGAAGCGGTTAAGGTAAGTACGAACCATAACACCGCCGCCCAAGAAGTCCTGCTTACTATCAAAGACGAAGCGCTGCGCGGCAGTAGAATTGCCAGCCAGAATCTTCTTAGAGATATTAAGGGCTTCCTGACTATTAACCCAAATTGTATCAGGCGACAAGCGACGGTTATCCCAAAACGATTTAAGCGCTGTATCAATTTCAACAATACCGCCGGCACCATCGGCAGTAAGAGGCGTACCAGTTCCAGCAGTACCAGTAGCCTGAGTAGCGTAGTAAGCACCAAGGTTTTGCGCCGAAATAGTCAACAAGCCGTTAAACACAAGATTGTTAACCGACCAGTCAGTAGTAGGCATAGAAGCCGCAGTCTGCGTACCAGTTCCAGCAGCGGTAGTAATAACAATGGAGTTAATAGTAGTAAGCGCACCAAGCACTTCGCTACCAACCGGACCCCAAAACCACGCATAGCCGAAAGCGCCGGTAACAGCCGCGACAGTAGCCGCAACCGAACCCGTGGAGCTAGTAACGGACACAGAAGCCGCAACTGACTTTTGAGCCGAACCACCGCCAAATGTATCGCTAGAACCATCAGCATTCGTACGTGTAATCTGAGCTTGAATACCGCCAGCAACAGAGCCGTTAGCGAAACCGTCAAGCGTAAGAGCCACGCAAATAACCGAAACTGTAACAGTTCCGACAATCGTGCCAGCCGCGCCCGCAGTAAGCGATGGAGTAGGAGTCGTGCCAAGAGCAAGACTACCATTACCACCAAGCAGGACTTGTTCTTCACCAATCATAGTCGCCTGCATACCGCGTAAAGCAGCCTGCGCGCGAATATCATCGAAGCCCATACCAGCATACTGCGCTTCAAAGTCAACACTGGATTCAAGACCAATGCCCTTATAAGCCGCAGTATAGTCGGTCGTGCTAATCGCCATCACGCCGCCACGATTACCGCCAGACACGCCAATGCGAAGTCCAGTTGTATTAATAGCAGTAATAGCGCGCCAGTTAGCCTGAATACCGCCCTTACCAGAAACGCGCGGAATTTCATTGCGCAACGGCGTAAGCACCGGCACAAGGAACTTAGCACCGGCTTCAAGATCATAGAAGTTAAGACCTGAAACAGCCGAACCCGGCTGATTAAAGGTGGACTTTTCAAGTCCAATAGACTGTAAGTAGGGATCATTAATACGCGAAGCCTGCGACTTACGAATAGCGTCAATAATTTCCTGAGTAGTAGACTGAATATTAGGCATTGTTTTATTCCTTGAGAGTGGCTTTCGCTACCGTCTCCGGCGCGCGGCGTTTACTTTCCAAGTAACCAGCCGGGCTTAGTCTGTTAATAGTTTAGATCGTCTCCGATCTAGCGGAATTAGTTGCGGGACTACCGTTTTTCCGTCTCCGGTATGGTAGCCCCTAGACGCCGTAGCGTCTTAGTTATTAGCCCCTAGACAACGCATTCTGAGGAAGTGACTGCGCAACTTTAATAAGCATTAAGCTCTTTTCTTCGGGACTTAAAGCATTATACGCTTTGATAATATCAGCATCATCGCGAGACGGCAAGCCTAAATCGTCGCCCTTATTTACCACGCGCAAATTAGGACGCGGCACCGGCTGCGTTTTTAACTTTTCAATGTCAACGGTGATGGTCTGAAGTTTATCGGTAACTTCATTAAACGCTTTTTGTAGTGCATCAGACTTCTCAAGCGCTTTAGTAAGTTCATCTGCGTGAACATGCTTTTCTGTTACATGCTCTGTCGCATCTTTACCGCCGCAAATCGCTCCTAATTCAAGAAGTGCGTCATGAGCCTGTTGGATCTTAGTATGATTGGCTGCACTAATAGCAGCTCCAACTTTTTCAAGCGTAGGACGAAGTTTCTCAAGTGAGTCTGTAATACCCACATACTTCACAAGCGCGTCAAAGCGCCCTTCAGCCATGCCGGCGGCCATATTGAAAACATTAGGGACATTATTAATATCGTCAACATTTTGACCGGCAATAAGTTCCGCTGTTTCCTCAAGGCACATTGCATTAAGCGTATCGCAAAGATCGGCAACATTCGTATGAAGCTTTCCCGGCAGGGGCGAGTCGTCGCCTTCCTGCTTCGCTTCCATATGAACAGCCGAACCAATATACTTTAATCGCTCGATAAGATATGCCAGTTCCGCAACCGTAGGTAAGCCTTTTTGCAAATCGCTATGCTCTGCAACTTTACTACACTTAATGGCTGTCCCAGTTTTCTGATTAGCTTTATCAGTTGCCGAATATGCATCTTTAGTAGCCTTCGCAGCATCGGGATGATTAGCAGTCTGCAAAGCATTAGCGTGATCGTGTAAATCAGCAGCATCGTCATGAGCACGGGCATTGTCTCGCTGCGCACCGGCTTGTTTCGCGTTTCCATCGGTCGCATGATCATTGGCTTTCTTAGTGAAATCCTTTGACGCTGCACGATGTTGTGTACTTAATGCTGTATGATCAGCATTATCTCCATCCGCCGCCGGTTCGTCAACTTTAGCGACTTCGGTAACTTCGGTAGTAGTAGCTGTATCAGTAGCTAATAATGCAGTAATCTTTTCAAGCGCGGCTAACGCCGGTGCTGAAGTATTTTTAACTAAGGCTTCCGTATCAAGTTGCTTATGATAAGCGATAACTTCCGCTTTTTTAGCGAAGGTCTTACCGTCGCGAGCTTGCCAAACCTGCTTAACATCATTGTCGATAGCAACTTCAGTAGTCTTTTCAACAATGGTTTCAGCGGTAGTAGCAATAATAGGCGGTGTAGCAGGCTCAGTAACCTTAACTAATTCTTCTCTCGCCGCGTCAATAAAACCAGCCCACTTAGTCTCATCGCCCGCAACCTTAGCGAGTTCCACGGCCTTAGCGGCAACTTCATCATTAGTAGGCTGTGACACAGTTTCTTCCTTAGTATGAAACTTTCTCATTTCTGTTTGACCATCAGCCTTAATGACTTCAAAAGTAGCAGTCTTTAGGCATGGTACGTCAACCAAAGAGACTTCAGTAGGATCGGCAGTATATCGCTTAATTGTAGAGTCTGTGGGGTCATCCCATCTCTTAACGTAAGCACCACCCTGCGAAAATCCAGTATAAACGCCTTCAAGAACTTTCTTCCATTCTTGATCGTCAACAACCTTAGCACAAATTTCAATCTTCTTATTAGTATCATCAAATGCAATATCAGTAATCTTACCGGCTGCAATCTTACCGTGCATAGCGCGTAAATTGCCGACACTTTTACCGCCACTAGCTTTATGCACGTCAGTAGACCACGCCTCATAATACGGCTTGGTAGTCGCATAATCACAAATTTCGCCAGTACGATCTTTAACTTCGGCAGTAGCAACACCATAAACTAAACGCTTTTCCTCATCAATCTTAGTGAGAGGAATAAAAAGGTTAAGATTAGTCATTATTTTATTCCTTGAGCTAAGATACCTTGCGGATTATTTACCGTATATACTTTAAATTCAGTAGTATTCTCGTAGCTCTTATCTGTTACAAACTCTACTACCGCTTCATATTCATCTAAGCAGTAGATCATAGCTGCTTCTAAAGAGCTAAAGACGCCGTTTACAACCATATCTTTGTTGTCAACTAGTTTAACTAGAACATATGATATAGTCATTTTAATCCTCAACTACGACAGGTATGAGACTACAGCGGCAGCGAGGATGCCCAAGAGGCTTACTATGACCACTTTGAAAATTATCATCTAAGTCAATCGGCCCCTGATCCTCATTAGCCTTACAAATGTCACTGTCTACCTTAGCGTCGCCAGTTGTAAGCCAAGCCTTTTTTACCCGTATACCAGACTCGGCAGCGCCTTGATAGCCTATAAGTGCTCCGGCTGAATTAGCATTACCAATCTCGGTTTGTGCTATTAACTCAGCTCTATCCTCACTAAAACCTTCTTCCTCAATACTATCTATAATAGCTTGTGTGCCTATATTATCTGCTAATCCATTTGCAATCTTATCTCTAATTAAATCTCTAGTGGTATCTGTAATTGAATACTCAGAATTAGGATTATCAATTACTGTTCCATCAGCTAACACCCTTTTACCCACAAGTGCGGCTGCTTGTTTTTGTGCCCATGTAACGGCGCGGCTGTTAACTTGATTAACTATGCTACCCTCAACATCGGGACCGACTTGCGCTAATGCTGACGTAGCACTATCAGATGCTAATGGCGAAATATCATCACTAATATCAATACTGTCAATCGCTGATAGATCGTAATTATCGGCCTTGGCGAGCTTTTCCGCCTCGCTGGCAAGCCTCTTTTGTAGCACCGGCCTCACCTTGCTCCAAGCGGCCTTAAGCGCGCCAGCGACGCGCGCTCGCACGGCTTTGTGCGCCTTGCGCGTCGCCGGACGATCAAAGGGCAGCGGCGCGATGCGGCGCGCGGCTTTATTAAAGAGTGCGTCTAGTGTAGTCCCTAGCGGAAAAAAATCGTCACTCTTACTCACCTTTTCTGTGTTAGTAGTAGCTATAGCATCCAGCGCAGTTTGCTCCATCTCACCAAACATATCCGATAAGCTATCGCGCGTATCAGTATCCATATCTGGCGCTTCATTATCAATAGCTTCTTCTAGTTTATCAAAGAATTGCTCAAAGAATATGGGTAGAAACTTTTGAGCAATATCCATAGCATAGTCATACTCAGCTTGATTAGCTTCATGAACAGGTGAAGCTTTATTAACCTTTCCAAACTGAGTAGCAACGCTCTCTTTTACCGTATGCACAATAGGATCAATTACTGTACCAGCAATAGCTTTATCAACGCCCATTTCATCTAATACAGCACCCAAAGCTTCTTCAGCAGCCGACCAAAGTAAATGTCCACCAATTTTACCGGCCGCCGCAAGAGTAAGAGCTACAGCCGGCAAACCAATTGCTGACGGGGCTAATACCGCAGCAATAGCCGCACCACCACCAAGTATAGCAGCACCAGAGATAGCTTTCTTAGCAGCACTAGCTAATTTCTCACGAAAATCTTTAGTTGACGTTGCTTGACCTTGTACGAATGTACCGTCAGAACTACGTAAGTTACCAGCCTTATCACGAAGATGACCACTAGCTGTTTCAGTAACACCATTCTTAGCACGACGTTTAGCTTTACGGCGCTCGGCAGCAGTCATACCATCGTTCTTAGGTGCGAAGCGTCCACCAGCACCATGATTATGTCCGCTAGCATCAATATCCTTAGCTAACTTCTCAGCATCTTTATTGCTATCAGGATTCTTAGCGGGTTTATCATTACCCTCTTTAGCGGTTTTAACCGGCGCATTAGGTAACTTAGGTTGCACAGGTTTACCGTCCGGCCCTACAGGTGCAAGCGGCGGCAATGGCGGCGGTTTCAACGTATTATCAAGCGGCACAAAGCCGGTAGCGGTAGTGTAACCAAGTTGGTCGGCTTCCGGTGTAGCTACAGGTTCCTCTCCGAGTCGCTGACGAACTTCGTTCTTCGTAAGAATAGCAGCACCGGAATAAGCAACTAAAATGGTAGCTTCATCTGTAGGCGCAATCTGCGTATCATCACCAATTGCAAGTTCTACATCCTGTTCGTCTAAATCGTCTTCAATAACACCATTAATAAGACGTGTTACCCACATTAATAGTGGGTGCAGCCCCTCTTCCTCAGCAAGTTCCTTTTGTGTATTTGCCGTTGCTCTATTCTGTTGCGATACTAGCGCCTGTGGGGATACGTTAAATGCATAGCAAACTATGCGCGCCAACCATTCGTCAAAAACATTCTTTAACTCAGGTTCTTTTGTAGCAATGAAGGTTTTAGCAACACCGCCGGGAACAAACTTGGCTCTACGACGAGTAGCTAAATCACCCTCAAAATAAGCATCCCAGTAGTCTTGAAAGTTCTTAATTTGATCAGGAGTCCATGTCTCAGGAACACCAATTAAAGCCGAAGGAATATTGCCTTCAGTATAGTAATCAAGTGTACCAAGCTGACGACGTAACGCGATGTTAACCGTCATAACGATTTGTTCTACAGGACCAAGACCATACGGCCCTGTAGTCTGTAAATTACGCGGTTTGTAAATAAGTTCGTCAGCCGTGTAATCAATAGCAGGATAGCCTTTAATTACTTGCTGATAAGCAGGCGGAATAATAAGCTGACCGTTCTCGGTATATGGTTTAGGTGTACGACCCCAATCATCAATGACCGGCTTAATAGTAGCACCGTCCATCCAATGTAAGCCGATTAATTGACCACCACGATTACGTTCTTTCCATAAAGTAGGTGCATCAAGAATAAGTAAATCATTAATAATAGCACGAAGCCATACAGTAAATTCATGCTCACCATCAGGCTTATGAAAAAAATTAGTAATTTTCTGAAGGCGCGCATCCGAGACTTTCTTTCCCTCTTTCGCGCGAAAAGTCCACTTAATACGCTCAATCTGATCCTTTCGGGTTTCAATGACTAGGCGTAATAAGTCATAGGAATAAGCAAGAGCACGGAGTTGCTCAAAGCTAATAGGCTCATATGTTCGCGGTTTAACAACAATATTATAACCGGAAATAAAATCCCACTGACGACCAGTAACCTGTTTAGGAGCAATAGGCGCGAGCGGTGTTAGTGGCCCGAACCAACCTGCTTGATTATTATTACCATTACCCCTCGAAGATAGAGTTTGACCATAGCCAACTTCTACCTGTGACGGTGTTAATAGTGTCTTCGGTTGACCAGCGCCACGTTCAGCCACTTAATTATACCTTTATTATGGACGTGTAATAGTGGGATTAATAGTTAATATACCCGTAGCTACAGTTTCATCACCTATAACATAAACCTCAAAATAATGTTTACCTGAAGTTATATAAAGTGTATCTGCGCGCGTAAAGTTAACAGTAAATACCCAAGTTAATGCACCATTAATAATTTGCTGATTAAGTGTCGCACTACTACCGCTAGAACTTTTAAGTAGTAATGGTGTAGCACCATTAAGCGGGTAGGCATCGAATGATAACGAAAACTCAGCAACAGGCGACGTATAAACCGCAGGTGTCCCATTAGTATTAAGAATTGGAAACTGCAACGAAAATACATCGCCAGCACTAACCGTTTGTGTTTGATTAGCAACGACCATTCCGCGCGTTCCTTTTAATACTATCGAATAGTTTGTAGTTGACGCACGCATTATTACAGGATTTGGCCTAACAGACGCGAGTAGCTGCAATAACACAAGCGGCGAAAAGAAGGAATAGGAAAAGAATGTAAACGCTTCGGGCGCGAGACGTAAGGGGGCTTTGCGCTGTAACCATGATTGCTCAAAATCAGCGAAACCAAATGGCTGTGTATTAGGCAGCGCAACGGGTTGCCGTAACGCCTGTATATTATCACTAGGATATTTACGACTTTTTGTAATAATATTATTAAAAGCGTTGCTCCACTCCATATAAACTGTAGCAGCCGCTTTCGCTAATAACGTATTATCTTCCTTAATGTTACGAATTACTTTATTAGGTTGATTAAATTGTGCATCCCAACTGTAGCGAATAACCGTTGCAGGTGTTAACGGTAAATCTATGTATGTTGTAGTATTAATAGTTTTATACTGTAGACGACTAAATTCATCCAATCCCCAAGGCTTATTTATAATAACTGTGGGCGATTGTGGATTGTCAATAGTAAGTAAGGCTTGCCTTTTTAACGGTAATGTTTGCTCAAATGCCTGTTGCCAGTTATTTGATATAAACTGCGTAGGAACTTGCCGCATAACGCTAAAGGCATACTCTTGCCAAGACTTCTTAGGCTTCTGCGTTTGCCAATGCTCAGACAAGCCCCAAGGAACAGCGGACGTTGCAGCGCCGGGAATTAGCGGAAATAATGGTGCGTCCCATGTAGGCCAGTTTTGATATTTAGGTGGTTTTACTTCATCAAATGATTGCTTCCATTGCATACTTATAAATACAGTAGGCAACTGAGGTATCGTTAAAAATGATACTTCTCTCCATGATGTTTTAGGTTTTTGAGTTTGATCAAATACCCTACTCCACTCCATACCCACAAATGTTGTGGGCGTATTACCTAGCGGCTGGTATTCAAGCGTAATTCCGTGGTTCGGTCCTAACCATCGCGGATTGGGCGGATATTCCGACCAGCCGACAGGCACAAATGGCGACGGCGTATTGCCGCGCGGTGCATATTCAAAGCCTATCGACTTATCAATTCTATACGGTAATAGTCTACTAAACCATTCATTATTTATAAGTGGTATAGAAATAGCATACGTTATCGGTGCTGATGTAAAGTCAACACTTAATTTCCTTGTTAATATAGCATTAGGACGCTCATCAGCCCAGTAAGGTTGTGCTGTTATCGCTATCTGTTTAGTTAGTGGCGAGTCAATCGTTAAATATGTTTGTCTTTTAGGTAGTGGCAAATTATCAAAATAGTAACCACGCCCATCGGGGATAAATACTGACGGAACATTACCTAAAGGCTGTACGGCAAAACTAAAGTCTTGTAGTTGCCGAATAGGTAGTACGTAACGAGGCCGCGCTTGCGGTTCAAAGTCACTTTGAACCCATGTGAAGGGTATCGGTGTAGAGGTTGCTTGAACAAAATAAATAGGAGCCGCAAGAATTTGATCGTTAGCCGCGACCGCGACTACGTAAATAGGTGTTCTTCCTGTAAGGATAAAGCTTGTCATGTGTTAATGTAAATAAACTTGAGGATCAATATAGAAAGTTGTGCTTGGTGCTGCTGCCATTACTGTAATATTAATTAATCCTAGCATCTGTGGTGTAAGTGCAATAGTCATCGCAAATGGCGTAGTCGATCCACCCCATGATGACGTATCGGTTGCCTGTGCTGTAAGTAGTAATGGATTTGCCAACTGTGTTACTACAGTTGATAGAGGTGAAGCAGCCGAACCGAGATAATCAATCTCAATCCATATCTGGTTTTTATTTGGAACACTACCGCCGCCCCATATACCAAATATTGTTACGTTTACGGTTGAACCTGTAACTGTATTCCAAATAGCAATAGGAAAACATTTAAATGGATTTATAAAAGAACTATTAGACGTAGTAACAATTTGCCAACTAATAGGAGTAGTACCATCAGTTGCGCCGCCGGTTCTAACTACGCTTGTATTTTGGACAAGCGATCCTGAATACATATATCTTTGCTGATGATAGTTGGTTCCAGCGGAGTCACAGTTAATTAAGTCCACAGTTATTTCGTTATCTGAAAGACCTGAGACAGGTGTAACTGCCGCTCCTAGCTTACAGTTTTTGAACTGCACATATCCCGATCCGCTAGTTGCCGCGACGACTAGTGTGTATCCCGATCCGAAGGACGACAAATCAAGCCCCTCAAAAAAGTAATTAGCGCCAGTTGATGAAACATTAACTAGTGCAGTCGGAATAGTGCCAGAAAATGGTGATGCTGGTCCCCCCTCACAAAGTAAATTACTGGCCGCACCACAAGAAAAAACATATGATACAGAAGTACAACTAATGACAGTATTGATTTGTTTAGCGCTTCCACCCGACATAAACATATAGTTCACAGAAAATGTGCAAGTATCTACTATAGTTGATCCACTGCTTATTTGAAGGGTGCCGGTAGTAACAACCGATAAACCATAGAAATAGGTATATCCCGTTACACTAGCGTTCAATGCATGGCCGGCAGTAATAGAAGCGCCAGCTTTTATGCTCGATAACGTAGGTGGAACACTAGCAGTATGGTCAATACTATAAACATAGCAAGGTAGAGACGCTGAACCCATAGCAAAGAACATTACACTTCCACTATTACCTACTTCGGCGTGATTATCTGCGATAAAGATGGTATTACCGGCCTGCCCCCAATTAGTAGCGGCGGCACCCATCCATCGTGCGTGTGGCGCTGCCCACGCGCCATAGGCTAGCGTGCTAATTGAGCCTAAGCACGTCCATGTAATACCACCGTCAACAGTAGTCGCACCAGCCGTTAAAGTCCAAGACGGCTCAGTTCCGCTGGTCGCGATGCTGGCGCTAGCCGTGCAAATGAAGTAGTAGGTTCCAGCTACGTTTTGTATAATAGTGCCCAATAAGGGCCATAACTGCTTAACATTAGTCCACGTTAATGTATTAACACTATCACCATTCACCGACGGCTGACCTGTGCATTCTTGCCACTTTATTGTGCCATCAGTCGGTTGAATTGCTCCACGTGTGAAAGTCCAAATCGGCTCAAGACTAGTCGCGCCGGTTCCGGCTTGCGTGCAAACATAAACACGCTCGTTTCCTTGATGTATCGCTGTAGCGGTTATCGTGCCGGAACCGCTAGTTGTGAACGCGGTGCCATTATAAGTAGCCGAAAACTCAAACGCAGTCGTAGTTAGACCACTAGCTATTACATAGTAAACTTGCCCGGACGTTATACCTGTTGCGCCTACAGAAGTAAAAACAACTGCATCACCAGATGTCAAATTATGAACAAGTGCGCTTCCTGCATTATTTTTCCATGTAACTAGAGCACCCGCGCCGCTTGTAACCGTCGCCGTAGTAGATATGCCAGTCTGTCTAACTAGCTGCCCCACTGATGCAGACATACCACTGCCACTATTATTCGTCCATTTAGAAACACTCCAGTATCCCGTAGATGTACCATTACCGTAATTAGCATACCATATATTATCATAATTAACCGCAGCCATAGTTTATGCTCCCTGCGACGCGCGAATAGAAGCGGCTATTGTTGCGGCGGGTTGAAGTTTCGTAGTTTGTAAGGTTGTAACTTGCCCGGCTGTAAGTCCAAATGCTGATTGAAGCTGTGCGCTTGATAAACTATTGAGATATTCTCCAGTAAAAATAACTTGATCTTGTGTTGCTGTAAGATAAGCTGCACGCAGCGCTGCAATATTAGCGGCAACAGTTGAATAATTAAATGTAACTACAGCGTTTAGTCCTAACGTAGATACTTGCTTAAGATTATTTGCAATCTCATTAATAACTAAATTATTCCAAATATTATTTGCATGTATTGTAAGTAAACTGGTAACACTAGTTCCAACCGGGCAAAGCCATATAACAAAGTAACTAACTCCAAGCTGATCTGTATGGGTTTCAAATACCCAAATACGACCATCTTTTTGTTGTGATTGCTGAGAGACAATAGATGAAACAATTGTCATTTATATTTCACCTATTATAAATTATCTATTTTGTTTTTCCCATCGGCCTAGTTTTTCTTCAACCGGATCGCAGGAAAATTTACGGCAAGGATTACAAATAAAACCATTACAGTTTCTACACCAAGCAACGTCTTTAGCATTTTGCTCGAAGGCTTCCCGTCCAGGTGCAACGTCACCTAGTACAAGTTTAACAAGCCTATTACAATGTGAGCAAGTAATTGTGTCATTCTCAACTACGCTTACTTGCCCCTTTGAACGCCACGGATCAGGGTCGGTTTTAATCAAATAACCCATTTACGCTAATCCTCTTTGATACCCACAGTTAAGTCGCCACCGTCGGCCAGATACAAGTGATTAGGGCCGTTAATATGCTCGCATTGCCAACTAAAACTAACGTCATCCGCTCCATCGGAACAAATAACCATAAGAGTAGTTTCACCAGTCTTGCGTGCATCAAATAGTGGTTTACACCAATGCGTATTAATAGCAAAAACCAAACCTTGAGTAATATCCTCAAGTGTTTGATTAGGGTATACTTGGTGGGAAGCTGAAGTCTTCCCACCGCGCTTTGCGGAATAAGAAATTGATAGCACGTTATCCGTCGTAGCGATACCACCAATTTCAAATTGAACCGTTTTCATGATGCTACTCTTATTCGAGGAAACCAATCTGCGCTGTAACCGAGCCTGTATAAGTAGACGACTGCACGCGAAGCGCAAAGCCAACCGAAGCAGTAGCCGGATAAATTAGCATCTTGCTTTCGTCCTGTTCCTGCCAGCGCAATGTTCCACGTTGGTTCATGCCATCGTTAAACAAGCTAGAGTTAGCAGTAATAGTGCCTTCAACAGTCGCATTAACAGAACCAAGCGCTGTACACGCCGTATCCGCCGGATCGACTGGATTAGGTGTGAAGGAAGTAGCAGTACCAATAGCAGTCTGGCGCGACAAGTCAAACTGCAAATAAGTATCCGTCGCATTCGGGTTAGCCGACGCGCCTAAAATCATTTCCGCAACCTTACCACGGCGCATCGCAGTAGCACCCGCAGTAACGACCGCAGCAGACTTATAAGACGAAGAAACGGTAGCCTGATTACCGACAACCATATATTTAGCCATTTTAATCTCCTAATTTAGTAATATAGGTAGAATTACACGATGCAGCGTCTTTTACAAGATACAATTTATGCGACTAAAACTTAATGAGGAAAACAGGAAACTGATAGCACCTGACTTGCAAGCCAAGGTGATGTACTCGCGCCTACATCTGTATAATTCACGAAAGTAGCGCCTGTTGCCGACCACACACTTTGCTTAGTAATATATACAGTAGCCGTGGGTGCAGCTTGATTTGTAGCCGTGCAGTTCCACCACTTTGCTGTAGCTGGCAAAACTACCGAGCATGAGTTAGTAATTGTCCCTGTTCCGATTGTAATATCGAATGAAGCCGGACCATTACTAGCTGTAATTGTACCGTTAGTTGTAGTTCCCGCGCACGTTCCGATCGTGGGCGCGGTAGTAACTAGCGCAGGTGGACGCAATTCATCAGACAACACCGGCAAAGTCGCACAACTAATCGCGAAAGCAAGTAATAGTCTTTTATGCATTAGTACGTCTCCAAGAAGGCAACTGTTTGCGTGCCACTTGCTGAAATACCATAAATAGCTGCTTGCGTATTAATTGTTATTGACGCACCAGCAGTAAGCGCAAGCCCTGTTCCAGTTGTCACACCAGTTATACCAATGTAAACTGTCTGTGTTCCCTGATTATAAAGCGTTACCGCAATACGTCCCGTTCGCGTAGTAATAATTAATGTAGCTGTTACCGCTACAGCTACCTGTGCAGTAGCGATTGCAACAGAACCCGGTAATTGACCAGTAAGTAAGTTTTCTGGTCCACCTTGTCCGCCAAGATCGACTATTACAACTTGAGTCTTAACACCAGCACGGTTAACGTCACGAATTAGGTCGCCACCGACGCCAGTATTAAGTGTTGTGTTATCGGCCATTTCTTATCCAGTCAATTAAACAGCAGCGCCACTATTAGTATCACGCCACGCATTAAGGCCGTCATAAACAATAATTTTACCTAATGTAGTGTCATGATAACGTAAACCAATAAACAAACCAGCAGTAGGCCGCTGCGCTGTAGTGCCCGCGCCGCCGTCAGCAACTAAAATCCAGCCGGAAGCCTGCAAGGCAAGACCGTCAAAATCAGGAACAAGAATTGAAGCGCCAGCCGCACAAGTATACGTTCGCCCGTTAACTTTAGTAGTTGCGCCCTTAGCGGGCGGTAACATCTGGTGCATTCCCATATTCCTATCCAGTTCTGAAAAAAGGGCCGGCTGTTATACCGGCCCTAGTTGGCGGGGGTTAATGGGAAAGGCTATACGTCACAGTAAACTCGTAATTAAGTAAGCCAGTCGCGCTAGGCGCGGTAGTCGGCGCAACTGTACGGGCGCTAGTGTCAACGGTCGCAGTAGAAGCAACATCGTCAGCGGCTACAACGCTAGTTCCGAGAACGGCGGTAATCTTAGTAGCCTTCAGCAACGCGAAGTCTGCAATACCGCCATAACCGCCAGCGCCGGTAGGAATACCGAAGTCATTAGAAACACCAATGCCCACAGTATTGCTTGTGCCGGAGCCGCTGGCGACCATACCGGAAATAGTAGCAGTAGTAACGCTCGCCCAAGCATAAGCGGACTTGACAGTAGCAGAGGCGTTCTGAATAAGGGAAACAACCTCAGTCTGCGCATTACCATCTTGATCAGTACCAACAACCGTCAGAATACCAGCAGTGATCGCCGTAGTAGTTGTCGTACCAATAACAATACGATACTGCAATTTGCGCGCATGAACCGGCTGCGCCGCAATAGTCATGGTAGTAGTAGTATTAGCGTTAGCTGCCGACACGACGCTAGTAAGGTCGGCAGCGATAGGCGCTGTAACAAGGAATTTTTCGGTAAACGTATTAAAGAAGCAGAATCCCGAAGCCAATAAAGCAGCAACATCGTGCTGGTCAACACTAGAAATCGAACGGTCAGTAGCAAGTGTATAGGTATTACCGCTAATACCGTTAATCTGTCCACTAGGGAATGAAACCGGAGCCTGTAATTTATACGTAGTAGCCATTTTAGTTCTCCAAGAAGATTAATACGAAGTCTTATACTAAAACGACCACTTCGTAGGATTGTCGCTAGCTGGTCCGTTTAAGGGTTTACTAGTTTCCTTAGCAGCTTTTGCTTCATCAATCTGACGTTTATAAAACTCAATAATACCTGTATCATCTTTCGCAGTAAGCGCATTATACGCTTCGCTAGTAGAGTCTACATCATCATCGTGCTTGCCGTCAGGAAAAGCTTCAAGCTGCGTTGACCATACATCATTCCAGTCACCGCGCAATACTAAAACATTACCGGCTTGTGCCTGTGCTGAGAAAGGACCGAAGCGAACTACTTTACTCCCATCAGTTCCGGCTGGCTGAAAATTCACGTTAAAATCTTCTAATAACTTTGCATACTGTGATACTTGCGCTTTGCCTGCTTGGCCGGGGTCTTGTGGTATACGAATGCGACAAGCTACCCCGTCAGCAATGGCTGTATTTCTTACTGCGCGTTCTACACCCATAGAACCTTCACGTAAGCGAGTGTGGTGCGCAACGATAAAGCGACCGTCCGGGCACTTACCAATTTTTGTGCCGCACGTCCAGTCAGGATCGTTCATATCGGTTTTCGCGGTAGCAGCCAAATCCCATGCACGCCAAAAGTTAGTGCCTACAGGAATAGCGTCAACAATCTCACACCAATGACGTTGAAAGTATAGACCAGCAGCAGGGCGGATATTCCAGTTACCACCTAGTAATCTAGCGCGCTCGACATTATCAAGAGCCATAAGATTAGCACGGTAGCCGGGATCAGACTGCATAAGTATTGCATTATCTTCTAGCCTAGCAGGAATAAATGTAAGTGATTTAGGTTCACAGCCGGGGTTATCCCATTGTAGTGCAGCCTTACTATCGGCCCATACTAATTCATCATTAATTCGAGCAAACCATCTAATAGCACCCGAGCGCTCTTTAATAGGTAATCCTGTATCTGGATCAATCCACCACTCAATAAGCTCTCTTACCCAACTATCAGCATCGGGGTTAGTAGTTGCTCTAATATAAGGCTTTACGTTGCGACAGTCGCCAGCACGATTACGTGATAGCATATAGAAAAACATCTTACGTGAAAAGTGCGTAAGTTCATCAAAACCTATGAATGGTATCTGAGCGCCCTGCCAATCAAGCACAGTAGTTTCATGTTCAAGGTGGCCGAAGGTTACTTTACCACCTTTAGGAAAACGCCATGAAAAAGTATCGGAACGTAGTTTACCACCAATCGCTCCATAAATATTCATTGAAGTATCAAGAAGCGATCCAGTCTTTTTAACGTCAGCGAGAGTCCGCCGAAAGATAACACCGCCGAAGTTCTTATTATTAATGTGACGTAAAGGCTCAAGTAATAAGCCGTAACTTTTACCACCGCCAGCGGAACCGCCATAAATAGCAATATCCGCGCTGCAACTTAGGAACGCGGTTTGCGGCCCCGACTGAGGCATAATCTGAATTGTATTAGCTGGTAAGTTCATAGGTCACTAAGATACAGAAACACACCTAGAATAAGAAAAGTAGTTACAGCGAATATACCTAATCCGGCTACCCATTGTGCTAACATATTATTCCCTTCCGTTACTCGGCAGCACAATTACAGTTGCCTGTAAGTCTTTACCGTCTTTACCAGTTACCTCAACCTTTTCAGTAAACATTCCGAGATACTTACCAAGATCGACAAGAGCCGCGCGCTTATCATGAAACTTAACTTTAGTACGAATACCTTCTTGTGCATCATCACCGCGACCAACAGTAAATTCCTCAACAACTATTTCTGAAATAGCCGCTGATTGTTTCCGACTAATATTACGTAGGTCAAGTCGCGGATGACGGCCACTAAAATCATAATAGTCAGCCGAGTTAGCAAGCGCGATACGTTTAAGTTCAACTATTACATTAGCAATACTAACTTCCGCTAGTTCCGCCGCATGTTCCAGAAGTTCTTTAATACGTTCTTTAATAATCGGCATTTCCATAAGTTTAGTTACATAGCTACTACTAAAGTTAGCCTTTTCGGCAGCAGCTACTTGTGTAGCACCCTTAGCAATCTCCTGTGCAAATATTTCATAACGAGGTTCAGGTAAGACTGGCATTTTCTTTCACTTCCGATAATACAAATTCTATAGTCGCAGTTGCTCCAACTGGATATTGAGATACAGTCAATAATTTAAGACTATTCTCTTTAGCAAGTAATTCAGGTATTTGCTTTCTTACCCAATCTTCAATAGCCGTACGTAATTCTTTCTCATTAAGTTCAACTTTCATCATACTGACTCCATGTTAACATAGTGATACCCACATTGATATGTCAAGCCCCCGGATAAACGTATCTTAGGCAACCAGCTTGCTCTAGGTCTTCCATTTCAAGCTGTTCCGCCGTTTGACCTTCATGTATCGCCTCGACTGGCTTATCGGGTTGGTTTTGGTATTTGCCCTCATAGCCGACTTCAGCCGGTTCAAGTAGCTGATGAAAGATAATCTGTGCAATAGGCGAACCCGCCCATAACTTAATTGTATGATGACCGTTATTAACAAGCTCAACAGTCAGAAAGCCTTTCCAGCCGGGCTCAATGACAGTATTATATACACTAAGTCCACGTCGCGCTAGTGTAGACTTATCAGCGACTTTAGCTAGAATATTAAAAGGTATATTAAATTTCTCAACCGTTGAACCTAGCTTAAAATGTCCCGGCTTAAGCTCTAATTCCTGTGCAAGTCTAATATCATAACCAGCAATTGAAAGTCCAAATGACATACCATCAAAAGTCATATGCTCGCAAAAAGGCGTAATCATTGGAGTATCTGTCTGACATAGCCTACGTATATGTTGTCCCGGTAAGATCATTTCTTTTTCCCTTTCTTTATAGCATCAGCAGCGTCAGCAGCTTTAATTGCTAGTTTAATAAAGACTACAAACCAGAAACCACCTAAAATACCTTCGATTAGGTAAAGGTCATCATTTGTTATGGTCATTATACATAGTCCTTACCACTTGCCCGCCATTGCCATAATTCTACCGGGCCGCGAGCCTAATATCATTGGTTTAGGTTTTAATTTAGGTTTTGGTATATAATTTTTCCAGTTACTAGGTTTTACGTATGTACCATCTCGTGTTTTATCTAATCCCATACGCATTGCTTTACCATGAACTGATTTTGCATGTCGATTCAGTTGTTCCGCAGCCTGTATGTAATTCGGCCACAAATCACGCAGAACTTTCTCATCTTCTGTAGTCCACAGTGTATAGTTTCGAGGCACTTACTTTACTCCATCTTCCTCAACCATAGCTTTCATCAGGATACAGTATACGATTAAGTCATCAAGACGGCCACTAATAGGCTCGCCGCGCTCGCGCTCTTTACCTGTTTGCTTATCCTTGACATACTGTTGAATAGCATCCCAATGTTTACCCGCGTATACTCCCCAAATAAGTTCTTTAGTTACGCCATATGCTTCGGCATTACGACGGAAGTTTGCAAGACGATCATCGTCGCCAGCATATTCACCGCCTTTAAGTTTCGATAGCTTATTAATATTAGATATAGTTTCATCAAGAAGTCGATTCCATTGCTTATGGGAATAATACTTCTTATCAGAAACCATTACATCACCTTTAGTATCTTTACGCTGCATATGTAAATACATATTATCTAATTTATTGTCTTTAATAGCTTTAGCTAACTCGGCTTGTGCAGCCATTAGTTTAACGTCGTCTACATCGTCTTTTTCCCCATAGTTTTCTGACCATTCTTCAATACTAAGCGGAGGAACTGCATCATACTTAAGTGCAAACTCTCTATACGCATTATACTCAGCAATCTTTTCCGTTACAGTCATCACGCATTCTCCTTTACTCTGATTGCAGCATCAATAGCATATATAAGTCGTCTAGGTGGTTTGTTAAACCCAAGCGCCTCAGCAGCAGCCGTAAGCATCTTATCCGTCACAAGTAACTTTACCTGTGGCGGTTTAACTGGTAATTCATTTTTTAATGCATAATTATAAATAGTAGACCTTATAGAAGTTCTATCGCGCTTAAATGCGTAAGCAATTTCACCATCACCAGCTTTTAATTCATGCCGACAGCGATACATAGCTTTCGCTCTAGTACGCATAAGCTTGAATTTCTTATTATATGATAATAATTCTGATACCAAAAACCCATTCTTGTGCGCTTCCTCAGTAATTATACGCATACAAGTCATTACTAACTCCACGAGTTTATACCACTTCGGCTTTTCTTGCACGTTCTAACAACTCATTATTACTAATTAATAGCTCATTAATACGTTTATCCTTTTTATTAACAAGAGCAGATAATTCAGCAATCTCTTTATTTAACTCAATAACTTCTTTATTAAGTCGGTCAACAGTCTCAATAATACTCATAGTAGCCTCCTAGTTAACTTTAACCCATTCAGCAATACCGCCTGTCGTAATACCTAACGTCATAACAGCAATTAGCTGAAGCCAAACTAAGTCGATATGTTCAATCATGACAAATCTCCTGCGAAGGCCGTGGATTGACGAAATGCGGTTAGGCTACCCTCATACCAGCGTGCCCGATTAAACTCATGGGCGACGCGCTCTGACGATGCGAAATGAGCCCGTCAAGGTAAGCCTCGACAATAACCCATGCTTCGTTCCATGTAAAGGCGATACGCACGTAGTTTCCTTCATCTTCCAGCATAGGTATTAGTTTCTTTTGTGGATCACTAAGTACACCAGCAGCTTGTGTAGCTGTCTTAGGTCGTTTCATTTCGATGTATAAAGCATTATACCCACAACGAGACACAGGTATGCAAACATCTGGAACACCCGATCTAACACCAGCAGCCTTAAGCTTGCTCGCAGTAATGCTGTCACGTTTACCCCCATTAGGTATTGCATAGGCTAGTTTGAGTTGAGGATACTTTTCATACTTAGTCTGAAACTTACAGAATAAAGCTGTCTGGTGCGCATCTTCGGTATTAGGTTCGGCTAGTTGTTCAGGAGTTATCATATAAGTTCCTCCATACCTCGCCACAGTGGATAATTATCTTTCACTACTACATAGTGATCCTCTGACCACGGATACCAGATAGATGTAGTATAATTAAGATTAGCAACATAATAATTAGCTAACCAAGGATGGACATGCAGATAGATTAGTTTATCCGCAACCGATTCGCGTCCAAACATATCAATTGCGATTACCTTCATGTAAACCGCTCCATACGTTCGAGTAGCACAAGGTTATAGCTATTCATGTAACGTAGTTGCTCACTTAGTAGCTTCTGGTCATAAATATGTAATGACCGATGTATGTCACAGTTACGAAAAGCAGTCAGCTTATCAATCTTATCTTTCAGTTCAAGCTGTTCGTTTTTAACACGTTCCTGATATGGTTTCATTTTAATGCCTCTCTAGCTAGCTTTATTTGTTGCTGTAATGCAAAAATCTTTACATTACGGTCAATTGCGTCCGCAGTTAATATATCTATAGCCTTTTTAGCACGATCAATTGTCTCTTGATGTGCTGTAATTGCCGCTTTATATTGTTCGATTGACGCTTTATATTCTACAATAATAGCATTTTCCGCCATAAGTCGATTCATAGTTCCCTTAGTAATATCAACAGTAGCTTCTAAATACTTGATCCTCTTATCACGCGCTGTAATAGTAGCCTTATTATCAGCATTTAGTGCTGTAATTACATCATCACGTAATTCTACCATTCTATTTAGGTTATTAATAATTACTTTATTACCTTTAATCATTTTCTCTAATTCAGCAATCTTAGTAGCTTTATAACCGTGGTATTGTGGCACAAAACCACTACTTAAATCAGCTTGTTCCGGGTAGTGGTTGCCAGTCCAAACAACCTCAGTTGCAGGCTTTTGTTTATGTATTGTAGCTTCACGCAATTTAATTTCAGCAGCAATTGCTTTATCGCGCGCTTCAGTCCAAATTACGTGGTACCATGTTCCATTATACTCTTGTGTTAGTTCCTTAAGCGTGCAATCCTTAAGAGGCACACCTTTAATTGCGTAACTCATTTCCTCGCTCCATTCATAGCATTAATAGTACGCACAAATGCCATCAGCCTGCTATCGCCCATTATACGACATAACCTATATGTTTGACAGAAGCGCCACCACATTTTACTTTACCTTTCTTGGATGTAGACATGCCATGCATAGAACGATTGTGTTAACTAGTATCCATGCTACGAACCACTTAAGCATAAGTCACCTATCTGATTGAGGTATTTATCAAGCTCTTTGGCTTCGGCTTCAGTTGTCTTGCGATACGCAAGTGCAGCCGCTTCAATATCTGGCCTGTGTTTATCCTTAATATTCATATATTGATCAATAGCAGCTTCAGCAGCTTCTTTAGTATCAAATTTACCGTAAAGATCACGTTTAGCGCAATGCGACGATTGATTATTTTCATTGCGACCATAAATCTGGTGCAATCCGACTTGTGTAACAGCAAAGACACTACAGCGATGCATAAACTCGGCTTTTAGTGTCCAATATAGGACAGGCTTGTTTCGACTCATTAGAGATACCCCTTAAGCTTCCCATCCTCATTATAAGTAGAGACGCACCACATATTTCCCCAAGGTTCAACATAGAACCTTAAGTTTTGAAATACGTCTTGTTCGTACTCAGCAGCAATGTTAGCCTGATCCTTACTCATGTATAGCTCTGTGGGGAATAATCGGAACATTCTTATCTCCGTTTGGGGTTAGCTTTAAGCCGCACCTTTCTACCACGGTAAATACGTATCCTAAATTGCTTTTCTAAAGCAGTATACCTATACGCATGATTTTTAATTGCGGAGTCCGATATAGTTTCAAACCAGTTATAATGATTTATATTAATAATAGGACCGTCCCAAATCAGTTTGAAATACACCTGTAGCTCATCGGCTGTGAGTTGGCAAGCCATCGCGCGACCCTTATTTTTGCTTACCGAAAGAACTTTCAGCTTGTATTATTTTATCAATCTCAGCTTTTTCTCTAATTGCAGTCTCATATGCACTCTTAGTTTGGTATGCAGTAATTTCAGCTTTCTCGAATGCAATCTTTGCGGCAGTAGCAGCTTCCTCGGCTACTATATTTGCGACACGTAGTTGTATGATTGTATTTTCCATTACCGTTGCTCCTATTTTAGTCCTTCAGATAGGACACATATATTTTACCGAACCACTCGCCACGTAAGCGATATTCACTTGGTTTACACCCATGTCGTTTAGTCTCAATCTCTAATCCAAAATTATCACGTAATGTTATTAATTCATTATATTGACGTTTAGGTGCAATACCCGGTATTTGAATAAATATCCATTCACCCCGATTAATTAATAACTTATCATAATACTTACGTATTAAAGTTCCTTCAGCCGGTTCATCCGATAGTTCATGACTTGTGCCTTTCATTTGTGAAACAGTTTTTACTCTCATTTCTGTTGCTCCTTTGTTATACCCACATATAGCACTACTCTATGATGTAGGCAAGTTCCTTACCTCGTTTCTCGTGCTCATTCGGTAGCCGTAAAATATGTCGAAATAACAAGTAGCGCGCCATATGCCGGCAATTATCTTTCACAGTATAATCACCGCGCCTAGCTTTAAATGCCTCGAAGCATTTATAACCAGACAGCATCTTATGAAAGTCACTATTGCTAATATAATTAGTATCATTAGCTTCTTGATATATTTTTAATCTTTTAAGTGTCAACTCTACCCGCATACCTAGTAGTTTATCTGGTAGGTCAATACTAAGATAATTATATGTATTAGTATTTAGTATACTCTCAGGACCAGTTATTCCAGCCCCTAGTTCGTTCATTGCGTCATCTAGCTTACTCATACCTACCCCTCCCGATACGGGCGTCCACGATCTTCACAAACCACACAATGCCCACAAAGGCAAGCGAAATGACCGAAACCCATAAGTGACTGTTTTCAAAAGAGGTAGTAGAAGTAGTAAAAAGTAGTAAATAAGGAGTAACCCTAACCCATTGATAAATAGGGTGGTAGTAAGGTAGTAGATTTTTGACCTAGTGAGCGCCCTTATTTATAGTAGTTAATATAGTATCAACTTTTAGTCGCGTGTGTCGTCAAAATGAGGTCAAATTCGCTCGCCGCGTTAAGACTACCAAAAATCCACTACTTTCACTACTTTTCACTACACCCTTTATTTACAATGACTTACGAAAAAGACCCCTCACTACTGAATAAAATCAATGACTTAGCGCCACTACCGGACATTTTTCCTATTTTAAGTAGTCCCTACAGTATCAGCTTTTAGTCGCCTCGACTAAAATCTGCGACTACTTAATTTCTTATACTAAAATAAAAATGTGCTTATACGCACCAAATATTATACATCTAACACCTGATACAACTCACCAGCAAACTGATATGCTACCTTTTCGGCGGCGTCTAGCTTCCGCAAAGACCCGTTAGCGCACATGGTTTCAATAGTTTTTGATACAGCATTATGCATACCTAATTTATGCTGTTTAAAGCATTTTGTCTTAGAAAATACACCAATATACATACGCGACACACATATTCTAACAGGGTTTTGATACCTAAACTTATTATCATATTCTGGCTTATATTTTTTAGGTCCAACACTAACATAATGTCGCAACTCTTTCTCAATATGTTCCATACACATAGCATCATCACTAGTAGCACCAAGGCCACCCTTGGTATATGTTTTAATCATTTTCTCAATCTCATAAGAAACAAGATTGATCGCCCAATTAGCGCAGTTGACGCATATTGTGGGCACAGATACAGCATGTCGTAAATCAGCCTGTCTCATATCAATTGAAACATTAGACCCATAAGCAATTCCAGTAGCAATAACACCAGCAAGTTTCGCCGTCTTTTCATACGCTCTAGTCCATAGTGCGCGAATATTCTCATCTTGAGTGCTATTAATATGATCTGTTACATTACGCTCAAAAGCGTTAAATATAGCTTTAGCTTCTACCGTAAATTGTATATCAATATAGTCTACACGGCTGTTAATCATTCGTGTTTGATTAACAATCATCATAGCTTTTAGATGATCCAACATAATTGGATTAGCAACTACATCATTAAAGCTATGTGAAAGATAACCCCTATTACCACCATACTCAACAACAAGCATACGACTAACAAGACCCTCAGCAATATTATCTTCATCCACAGCTTCATAAAACTTATGTGGCGTGCTTTCGGCTACAATCGTTAGAGCCGGAGAAACAACCATCTTAGAAGCTTTTGCGGAGTCCGAACGTGCAGTCTTACCCCACATAAAATCCTTATTGGAGGCAGTAAAAGCCTCTAAGTATGCGGCGCTGGTATCCTCATCAATCTGTCTAAGGTTTGCATTAGTATACTTCTTAAGCTTCTTACCAAACTCGGTCATTACCGATACAATACACGGTGTAGACTGAAATGTCGTGTCAAAGCTTTGCGCCGATGCAAAACTCTTAGGTCCAACAAATTGAAATGCTGACGGATAGTCCGATACAGCAGCGACCAACTTACCAATACCAGTAGAAATAGCATTCTTACCAACACCTGTTTTAGCAAGTAGGCATAGATAGAGATTGAGCCCAAGTCCCTCAACTTGATAGACGCGCCCACAGATGCCCGCCACGAGGCCAAGCGCGGCCACTAGCGCGGCTTCGTGAACGGGGTGCGGGGCGGCAGCTAAGAGATATTCGGCTAGCTCGCCTACGAGGCCGGGGGGAAAGGCGTAGGCCGCTGGCGTGCGATTAGGGGTATTGACAGGCGGATTAGGCGTAGCTATAGAGGTTTTAGAAACGCTAACAACCTCACACTTGTTAGCTGTTTCCTCTGAAGCAGCCCCTTCCGCCTTGCCGTGGTTAGTTGCATCAGTTGAAGCCCTCGCAACCGAACTAACCGAGCTTTGGTTTTGCTGTATAGCATTTACCGTAGTTACGGGAAGCTCCGGTGCGGGGGCTTCATTCATTTTAAACCTAGCAGCAATATCAGCAGCCGATACATCTAATTGTATAGGCGTAATAGTCTGATCAAAAGCTTTCTTGATCGTGCGCTTAAGGTAATCTTTACGAAAAGCCTTATCGCGCTTACCTAGTGCTGAATAATGAAACAGCCTAACAATTTGTTCAACATTTTTACTATAAAAGACAAGCATGTTGATAAGAGATTGATCAGCAACAGACTGGCTAGTATCACTACCAGTAATATACGCCTGCCAACCGTCATTGAACCAGAGAGCTTTAAATTTATTACCATTTTCCGCTCCCATTGCCATATCGAAGATAGCTTTATCCTCTAATATCTCCGGTTGCTGTGCAAACGCATTAATGTCAACCGGCGTGCCATTCGTTTTACGATTCTTAGCTAGGTGCTCAACTAGGTCAATAATCTTCTCATAACGGTCTTCAATAATACCCGGCTTATGTATGCAATTACCCGTCATAGTCATATAACGTAGTTTACTATATACCTCGACGCCGGTGCCTTTGAAAGTAATAAAGCCTGTGGGCATGGAGGACTTTACCCACACATGCATTCCGAGTCCTGAAGGGCTTATTTCCGTATACGAGTCCAACCACTGAGCAATTTGATTATTTTCAGCAGCAATTGCAGGATCATTTTGCTTATTATCCAAATCAATACAAATATAAGGATCATGCTCACTGAGAACATTTCCAAGACCATTAAACCCAGTAATAAGAGGTAGCACGTCATTATAATGATTCCACGTATTAGGGTTCGCTGCGCTAGCTTTAGCGCCTGTAATTGGATTGTAGGGAACTTTAGTAACTACGTGATTAACTAACTCAGCCTTCCAACACACCCATGAACGCGCAGCTTTTAGCTCCGCAGGAATAGAGTCAAACATAGTAAATCCCTAGTGTTGAAAGCTGCTTATTTGTTGTTTTTGATAGTGCCATTAAGGTAGTTAAATAGCTTTTCAACACGTTTTACGCCATAGTCTACGGACTTATCGGCAATGAAGGTGTATAACCACGGTTCAGCTAGGCCGGTTTCCTCGGCTATTAGCTTGACCGTAACGTATTTTGGTCGGCGCTTATAAAGGTCGCGCGTCTTATCAATCAAACTGTTATCGGGTAAACAGGGACTCATTTTTTCAGGCTCCATCGTGACAGGGACGGGAATGTAGGCCATTCGTTTGAGAATTGTCTAGGTGCAAAATTTTTTAAGAAAAACTCTGTTAGGGCATTGACAGGTGGCGGGAGCTTGGGTAGCTTCGTGACACTGAAACAAGCGGCGAGGGCAACTACCGTGGAATACTTTATACACTGGTCGGACGACTGGAACGGTTATTCAGGTGCTAGCAGTGTTCCCTACAGTCTTTGGGACGCGGCAACCATAGTTGCTAAACTAAATAACGAGGTTAAACATATCAAACATTGGTATGAACCTAAATCATAACTTAGCAGTTATGCGTAGCCCTGAGCATGGCATAACAACTGCTCATTAAACTTAGGGGAGTAATATGAGTGCTAAAATATCAATTATAATTGCTAGTATAATGCTTAGTGTGTATGGGTATAGTATCTGGCAGCATGAGCAAACCATCGCGGCGCGGAAAGTAGGAGTTAACTAATATGACTACACCTATAATGACTTCCGTAATAAGTTCTAATGTCGAAAAAGTCGGCCATGATGAAGATAACCAAGAACTTCATGTTGTATTCAACAACGGTAAGCGGTATAAATATAGTGATGTATCTCTTAGTGACTATCGTGATATGTTAGCTTCAGAGAGCATTGGTAGTTTTATTACACACTATATTAAACCTTTCCATAAATGCGAGCTTGTAGGAATTGAATAATGCAAAACTTTAAAGGTGGGATACCTAATACTGGCGTTCATCCTAGTTTCAAAAAGTCCACAAGAGCAAGTCTTAGGAATAGAACTGAAAAAACTGAATTAGTGCGTAAGCTAGCCGTAGCTACTACTAAAGGTGCTAAGACAAAGGTAACTCTACCTACACTCAAGTTCATGGAAGGTGCATGAAATGTTAAATCATGATACGCGCATGTTAATTATCTGTAATCTGGTAATGGGAGTTATACAACCGAGATTGTTTTTTGCGATTGTAACGGTATTCGCAATTTATGCCGAATATACTGGTAAATTCTAATACAAGGAGCGTAACAACATGACTAACGACCCTTGGGCGAACTTTACACTGCCAGCGCCGCCGCCAAAACCGACGCTTGACGACGTGCTAATGCAATGGCAAACAGCCAAGGAAGCGCTTGAGACGGCTAAGGCCGCTGAAATGAACTTACGCAAGCTAGTAGTAGAACTTGGCTTTGGTGAAACCAAGCACGAGGGCACTAATACTAAAGCACTTGGGCAAGGATATGCTTTGAAGGCGGTAGTTAAATACAACTATAGTCTTGTTATTCCGACAAATGCTGATGCCGACGCTACACTTGTTGACGAAGTTAACAAGGTAGTTGATAATATGACTACAATTAGTAATGAAGGTAGTTTTCTTGCTAAAGACCTTTTTAAATGGACTGTTGGTCTTGTTGATGCAGAGTATAAAAAGATTGTTACTGAGGCGAAGCATAATGAATTGTATAAGAAAATACTTGCTGAAGTCAATAAAGTTGTGCTTATCAAGGAAGGTGCGCCTACAGTCGAAATTAAAGAGCCAAAGGCAAAGAAATGAGTAAGGGTGATGAAGTTCTTGCTGCCGCAGAGTCGGAAACTGGTAGTTGTGCAACTTGCCGCTACTGGATACAGAGTAATAATTATAATTGGTTAGGTAGCTGCAATATATATCTACCTCCAATGCTAGCATTAACTAGTATCGGCACTTGCCGCTGTGACCACTCATGTAGTTTATGGAAGGAAATGGAGAAAACTGATGACCAGACTGGTGCTTAAACTTACGGAACAATTTGCTCTCAAGGATTTTCTTGAAGGTAAAATTGAGAAACTAGAAGACGGCACTTGTAAATATATAGATGGTTATTCAGATAAAGCAATTGCTAAATTATTTGGTGCGCAAATTGGTAAGGAAGTTACACGGGATCACATTTCTCGGCTGAGGGTAATGCAGTATGGATCACTGATACATAACGACAAGAAACCAAATAAGATTGATGATAGAATTACGAAGCTTGAAAACCGCCTTGCAAGGCTTGAAGCCTCTTTAGGAGTATAAATCATGGTAAAATCTACTAACATAGAAACGCCGCAAGTAGAGGGATACTACTGTCTGCTTTATCATGAACTACCGCTAACAATTATTGGTCCATTTAAGACTAATGAGGAAGCGGCGTCGTATGGGCTCGGTTGGATGCGAGTAACAAAAGACCCTAGATGGCAAACACTTTTCACCTATAATCTATCTGATGTATCTCTTATTAAGGATGCAGCGGATGCCTAATGAGCCTATTGTTAATATTCACGCCGATGGAAAACTTGTTTATACAGGTTTTCTTACACAAGCTGCACTACGTTGTGGAATTGAACGAACACTACTACTTAGTCAGCTTATGCAACATGAAGTCGTAAGGGTTAAGCAACCTAAAGAAAAATACGAAGGCTACCAAGGATTTACCACTATCCCTCGTGCTACGGTTTATACTGCGTCACTAAAGGTTTAGTATAAGCATAACGCTAGTGCGAGTGCTTATACTAAAAGACCACCTGTTGTATCATTCAAGAGCCATACAATAGAGCCGGTAGCTATTTAGCGTAACCGGCAACGCTTACTGTGGGTAACCAAATGCAAATACAATACACAGATAAGATAAAGATACAAGGTATCAAAATACTTGTCTATGGACAAGCGAAGCTCGGTAAGACACGTCTTAGTGCGACCGCACCTAATCCGTTTATTTTTAGTGCGGAGCAAGGGCTATTGTCATTGCGCCGCGAGCGCGTCGCCTTTACGCTTATTAATACTCTTAAAGACATTGACGATGCTTACGATTGGATGACTAAAAGCGCGGAAGCGCGGAAGTTTCAAACTTTCTGCTTAGATAGTATTAGTGAGATTGCTGAAATGGTGCTTGCTAATGAATTAGGCAAGACTAAAGACCCTCGCGCCGCTTATGGCGAGATGGCAAAAACAGTCTTCGCGCGATTTAGAAAATTTAGAGATTTTATCGGCCCGCATGTTTACTTCATCGCGAAAGAGGAATACGACAAAGACACTATCAATGGCGGGCTATGGTATATGCCTAGCTTTCCGGGTAAGCAGCTAGGTATGGCCGCTCCATACTTTTATGACATTGTAGCACGACTTGCTAATATGCGGCCCGCTGACGGTCAAAATTATCTAGCCTTGCAATGCAAGGCCGATGCTAGTGTAACGGCTGGTGATAGGTCCGGTTCCTTAAATATCTACGAGGAACCACACTTAGGCAAATTATTCGCCAAGATACTAGCATAATAATTCCCGAAGCTACCGCTAAGGGATAAACAGCGCAAAGCGCTAAACTAAGGGACTAAACAAATGCCTATGGATTATGAGTTTAATGCGCAACAGTATGAACCGCGCCAAGGTGCCGGCCCGCATCCTGTAGGCGATTTTGTCGCGACTATTAGCGAAACGAGTATTGTTCCGACTAAAGACGGAACGGGCGGGCTATTTCAGGTGAACTTTACTACTGATCATGGTAAGCAGACTCGCCGCTTTAACCTTTGGAACCCTAATACCAAAGCTGTTGAAATTGCGCACCATGAACTGTCCGCGCTGTGCCATGCTACTGGCGTTTATAATGTATCCATGCGTAATGATGGTGCCGCGCTTCATGGTGCGCGCTGTAAAATTAGGGTTGGCCTGCAAGCCGGTGACGAAGCCAAGGAAAAGGGTTATACTGAAATTAAGCTTATCTTGGATATGAACGGTAACGAACCGGGCAAGGCACCCGCGCCGCAGCAAGCCGCGCCGCCTGCCGCCGCTCCTGCCGCTGGCGCTCCTTGGGGTGCGCCTGCCGCCCCGCCTGCCGCCGCGCCTTGGGGTGCGGCCCCTACTAGCGCGACCGCGCTTGCCTCCGCCGCGCCTTGGGGAACTAAGTAATGGAAAGCTTCACATTTGAGCTTAACCAAGAAGTAAGAGTGCGTAA